GCCGGCCACACTCCAGGTTTTGAACCAGCCTTGGTCGCGTCCGAGAATGTTGGGATTGGCCTTGTTGATGGCTTGCTCCAGTTCGGTGATGGCCGCCATCTGGTGGGGAAGGGCCTTGTAGTACCGGAACAAATCGCCGAGGCGGATCTTGTTGGTTGCCATGACAAGGCCCTCGTAGGAAAAGGTCAGCGGCGACGCTTAGGGAACATCAGCTGGAGTCCTTGGAAAAGAAGCTGGATCCAGCTGTTGGATCTCAGCTTGCTCATGCCGATGATTTCGGAACCGGCGGCAACCACGACGGCGGCGACGGCAATTTGTTGGTCGGTCATAAAAAGCAGTAGCTTTACCCGAGTTTAGCTGTACTAGAGAAGAAGTCCAGAAGCAAGGCGCTGTTTCTACGGCTACCGTTTGAGTAGACACTGCCGGGTATGGACCATCGCATTGAAGATGGCGAATACTTAAACAAAAAAGAGGCGAAATTAAGGTTTAGGCAAGGAATCCTGAGTGACTGGGATAACTGTTGTGCGTATTGCGGGGATGGTCTTGGGCGGGCGGCCACGCTGGATCACGTGCATCCAAAAATGAAGGGAGGCTTAACGCACCAGCAGAATTTGGTGGCCTGCTGTTTTGCGTGCAATATTTCTAAGTCGTCGGAAGATTGGATTGAGTGGTATAGGCGCCAGCCGTTTTGGACGGAGGAGCGGGAGGATCAGATTATTTATTGGATTACTGGGGGTCTTGTTGCTTAGGGTCCCAACCCATACCTTCGAGGTACATCATGGCGATGTAGTGGTCCTCGGCGTAGCGGCACACGCTGTCTTTGCAGGCGCGGTAATAAAGTTCGCCGCGTTCGTTCTCCAGCTGGTCTAGGGAGAAGCCGTTGCCGTAGTCGGTGCTTTGGGTGACGGCCATCAGCGGCGCAGCTCTAGTTTGATGATACGAACGTCGTGATCTTTAACGGTGTCTTCCAGCTCACCAACGCGGGTTTTGAACTGTTCTTGATTTTGAATTACACGCTCCAACTGGGATGGAACGGTGTAAACGAGGTAGCCGATGCCTGTAATAGCGCCACCGGCAAGAAGTACGACGAGGCCAGCAGCGGCTTCTTGCTTAACGCCCCGCCAAAAGCTAGTGTCCGACGGGGTTTGGGCCACCTGTGCCTAGGAATCTATTTGTAGTTTAACGCCCTTGGCCGCGAGTCTTTTTTCTGCCGTGATTAGGCAAACTGTGCTGGCCTTGGCCTTGGCGAGTGCGCTTGGGTTTGCCTGAAATGTGCTGGACGCGAGCGGTGCCAGTCTTGGATTTAACCGCCATCAGACCTCTTCGCCATCGCTAGCAGGCTCCACATCATCAGCAAGTACAGGCTGAGGAGGAACAGGAGAATAAGGGTCAACTGGCCAAGCTGGATAGTCGGCGCCAGTAATGTAAGCCGCCAATGCATCGGTATCGGCGGTTTGCCCGATCTCGTAGTTCTTGCTGCCGGCGGCTAGGCGGATTTCTTCGCGCCAGGTCTTCAGCATCGGGTCAGCCGCTTTGCCGTTGTCAGCCTCGCGGATGATGATCCAGTCGGTCGGTGCCAGCAGCGTGTTCGCGGTCTGACGAGTCTGAGCAACCCACTGGTCAACGAGCTGGGCGTGGTCCTTCCAGATGATTTTGCCCTTGTCGTCATAGCCCCATGCCCACCTCTGGTCCCAACTTGGGGGATCGGGCACCTCTGTGATGCCGATTGCCAGACGTTCTTTCTGGCTGCTCAGACGGAGCCAGTTGGCGGGGTATTGGATGCCAGCGTGCTTGAAGGGCACGTCAGGGGCAAGTGGCTGGCCGTCGAGGATGAACATGGGTCTGATGCGCTGGATTGAGTCTAAATGGACTGCCTAGGCTTGTTCACTACTCACCTGGCGCGGGCGTAATTGAAGGGTGACTCGGCGAAGGCGGCATAGATGTAGGTGCCTGCATTCTGATTAAACTCTCCGTTGTTATTTCGGATCTTAAAGCCGTTAGATAAAAAGTCTATTTCGTGGTTGTTATTGGTTGATTCTGCCGCTGATGAGTTGGGAAGCAATTTGTCGTTGACAAAGTTGTATGTCTCTCTTGCTGAGTCATAAATGACCCAGTTTTCAACCTGTGAAGTGCACTTCCAAAGCACAAATCTCGGCCTAAACCCTAAATAAATAAACGGACCGTCGGCATTAGGCCATCCCGTTGCTCCGTTGCCGGTGTAGCTGCCAAAAGAGGAGTACCCGGCTACTGGGGCGAAGCAGTAGGCAACAAACGTGCGTCCACTTCCATTTGTGTTGCTCTCATTGCCAAGCGTAAAGACCGTTGACGTTGGTGCGGTGTCGTTCCAAGAAGCACTCGATGTGGATGCTGCGCTAGTTGTATTTAAACCCTCCATCACCTTTGTTGCACCTAGCGCACCGTGATAAACCATCCAGTTTGCAACTGACGCACCAGTTCTTGTTTTGACGATGATCATGCCTTTGTCGAGACCCACAAGACCGCCGTGGCCGACAGTCGCGCCTGAGGTGCCATTGCCGCTGTAGGTGACAATTGAGAACCCCGCCGTTGTATTAGCCCTCACCTGACTAGAGATGGAGCCTGCTGTGTTGGTGACGGTAGATGTCCCGGCGTCCCAGCACCAACCAACGTATGTAGTGCTGCTGGCGTTTGTTGCTGCCGTACTGCCAAGGCTGAAACCATCAGAGTTAAAAGCTGTCAGACCGCTGGCGTCTGTGTTCTCTGCCGATGTGCTATCGCTATAAATAATCTTTGTTGCTCCACGCACAGCGTCGTAAATGTTGTGGCTGTAAGATCCAGAGTTGCGTGACTTTAACCAGACAAAATCAGGATTAAACCCAAGTCCGGTGATGTTTTGCGTGCTGCCATTGCCCGTGTACAGCTTCACGTCCATCACACTCGAACCCTTTGTGACTGATGGGGCGGGCAGGTTTGTAGTGCAGAGCGCCTTGAAGCCGCTGAGAGGGTAGGCAAAAGCGCGTTGTCCAAAGTTACTTACAAAGATCGGACCAGTTTGGCTGTAATAGCAGTTGCTTGCCGGATACCAAGGTCCGCTGCCAGAAATGTTTTGCGTGAATTGAAGGGTGCCGTTTTTGTAAAACTTGATTGTTTGAGTGCCGGAGTCCAAATCCAGCGCCATTCCAATCACATCGCCATTTGTATAAGTTGCCCCAGCTCCGCCTGTATTTGTACCAGCGGCGTATTTGTCACCGCTATCGCCGTAGCAGTAGCCGGAAACGGTGCCCAAGTTTGTCGCCGGAGTTTCTGAGTCATTACTGATTCCGTGATACTGGTTATCTGTACTGGAGCTGCTGCCTGTATTGGTGCATTCCCAATACCACTTACCAGTCGTAACGCCTATGGTCCCTTTGATCTGTCTCCAATCATTTGTATTGGAGGTTGCATCCAAATTGCCATTAGAAAGCGCGACGTTAGTGCCAGCGCCCAATGGGTTCCAAGTGCAGTAGTTTCCACGGACTTCATTCCCGACTCCGGTGTCCGTCTGCGCCCCGTTAGTGGGAACGTCTACGAGGCTGTCGTTGCCTGCACCAGCGGTGACCGACAAATTCGACGGGGTGAAGTTGTTCCCGTTGCCAGAAGTGTCCTTCCCTAATGTGGTCGCGGTTGCTGCACTGTTGTCCGCGAACTCAAGGTGGAAGCCGTTGGTGCCGTAGCTGCCGGTGTATGCCTTGGGGTTCCACACGCCGGTGGTGGCGTCGGTTTCGCCGAAGCTGGTGGGGTCGAGTGCTTGACCGTCGATAAAGTAGATGTCGGCTAGGTAAAAGTCCCCAGGAAAACTGCTACCACCATCCCAATACCTAGCAAGGTAGTGTGCGTTTGTGGTGTTAAAAGACCAGTCTTCGTTTCCAGGCTGATTGTTAGTGCTCCACGCCGTAACTTCAACCCCATTGACGTACACAGACAACGTGGAAGTGGTAGCGGACACAACCAAGTGGTACCAGCTAGAAAAATCCCTAAAGACTTGGCTTGTGATCTTTTGCGTTACGTTGACGTTTCCAACTACGTTCCAAATTTCTAACCTGTCGCTGTTGTCAAACAAGATTGCACTATTGTTATTTCCATCAATGCCTGCGGTAAAAATCGACTGATAAGTCAATCCGCTAGATGATTTTGTCCGCTTCATCCACCCCGCCCAGGTCCACGTCTTGCGGTTACCGGCAGAGCCAGGTGTGCGGCTTAAGTAAGCAGAATCGGCGGAATTCAGGCGGATACTTCTAGAAATACCCGTAGCTGCAGCAGTAACAGTCCGCAGAAGCAGCGGATTGGCGTTTCCGGGAACTCCCATTGCTTAGCTCAGGTTGGTGATCAGCGTAGCGGTGATCTTCGTGCTGGACTGGACCGAATACACCAAGCAATCCACAGCAGCGGCAGTCGTGGTCAGCGTGGGTGCGGTGCCGCCGGTGAAGTCCCACTGCGATCCATACGCCAAAGTACGGCTGCCCGTGCCATCCTGCGTGATCCAGATACAACCGCTAGCTCCAGCGGTCAGGTTTGTGGGGTTGGCGAGGGTGCGGTTGCCGCCGAGTGTCACGCTGAAATTGTTGGCAAGGCTGAAATCAGGCGTGATCGTGGCACCGTCGGTCAGAGCAGAGATCGCACCACGCTGTTGGGCCGTGTAGCTCTGTGCAACGGACAAACCAGCCAACGTCGTGGTGGCGTCGGGCAGTGTGACGGTGCGGTCAGCCGTTGGATCACAGGCAATCGTCAGCTCGTTGGCGTCAGCGGTCGTGCCTTCCAGCACAATCGAGCCGTTGAAGGTGGCCGTGCCAGCAACAGTCAGTGCGCCGTCGAGTGTGGTGGCGCCGGTAACGTCAAGCGTTCCAGGAACATCAACGTTGTCGGTCCACTCAACGCCGGTGCCAGCGGAATCGGTCTGGAGCAGTTGACGGGCGGCGCCATCGGCCAGTTTGCTGACAGCGATTTCGGCGCTAGCACTGATGTCGGCGTTAACAATCGTGCCATCAGCAATCATCGTGCTGGTGACGGTGCCCGTATCGCCAGTCGTGATGACGGTGCCGCTGACATCGGGGAAGGTAATGGTCCGATCAGCCGTCGGGTCGGTGACGGTCAGGTAGGTCTCGTAGGCGTTGGCGCTGCTGCCCTCAAACCCGAAGGTTCCGGTCGTGCCAATCAGCAGTCCGCCTGTGATGGTGCCGCCGCCGGCGCTTAGTTTTTCACTATCCAGCTCCTCAATTGCGGTCTGGACGTTGGTGGCGGAGACGCCGCCGGCTGGCGTGAAGCTGACGTTGCTGGCCACCTGTGCGGTGATGGTCTGCGAAACGTCAATCTCGGTCCACGCCGATCCGTTTGACAAAATGATGTCCGGCGGGCTCAGCGAAACCTGCGGTGCATTACCCGAGGTGATCGTGCCGGCCTCGGAAACAACGAGGTAGTAACGGTTGTTGGCCGTGGCAGCAGCGGGCAATGCTTGTCCAGCCACCAGGCCGATGGCCGTACCTTCTGCGGTTACGGAAGCAACGAGGCCGGTGCCGCCGCCGGAAGATGCGTCGAACGTTCCAGCGAAGACGATTTCACCCACCGAAATACCGATGGGCTGGAACACGTTGCCGTCCCAGAGAAATAGGTCGCGGCTAAGCGGGTTAAAGAAGAATTGGCCGATGTGGTCGGCAGTTGGTTGGGTTTCGCCGATCTTGGAAACGGCGTAGTTGGCCAGCTTCGGGCCGGTGATGCTATTGGCGCCAACGCGGGCAACGTCCAGCGTGCCACTGGTCAGCAGCGCAGCACTGTGGTTGGGCAGGTCGGTGTCGGCAAGCGTGGTGCCAGACGAAACGTGACCTTGGGAATCAACCGTGACTTTTGTGTAAGTGCCAGCCGTGGCGCTGTTGGTGTGGTTGATGGTGCCGCTGCCGTCAACGCTCAGGCCGCTTCCGGGAATAACTGCGCCTTTGGCGACGCTCGTGGCAGCCGGTAAGTCGCTGCTGATGATCGTGCGGCCAGCGGTAACAAGACCTTTGGCGTTGTAGGTGACGACCCCATAGGTGACGTTTGCGGTTACGTCGTTGTTGATCTCAATGACGTTGCCGTCAAGACGCAGACCTTCGCCGTTGATGGCAACACCGCCGCGCTCGCTGGTGGTAGGCAGTGGCAGGTCAGCGCCAGTGATTGTGCGGTAGCTGACGGCGCCAGCATTGGCAGCGGGACCAGCGAGGAATTGGGCTGCGGCAGCCGTGTTATCCAGCGTGGCGCTGATCGTTACGTCGTTGCCGCTGGTGCTAACAACAATGTTGATCGTGCCAGCCGTGCTGCCTACAACAGAACCAACGGAGCCGGCGGCCTTGAAGCTCACCCACGAGCTGCCGTTCCAGATGTAGGCGTTGTTGTCGTCGGTATCGAGCGCGATCTGGCCGGTAAAGGCACCAGAGGCCGGCAGCGTGGTGACGAGATCAACGGTGGATTCGTCGGCCAGCTTGGCGGCGGTTACCGCGTCGTTCTGGATCTTGGCGGTCGTTACGGCGTCGGTGGCCAGTGAAGCAGCAACAATCGAGCCCGAGCCAAACAGAACCTTGGCACTGGGGATTGTGGCGTCAGCAATCAAGGTGGTGGCATTGCCCACCAAGTCCGTGACCGTGATCTTTTTGGTCTCGCTGGCGGAAATGTCGACGATCGGTAGGAGATCGCCCGCTGCAAGGTTTGCCCCCGCTAGGGCTGTTAGCTCGCTAATCCGAAGGTCAGCCATTGCGCCTAAGCCGACAGGGCACTGTTACCACCTAGCTTAGCCGGATCAAACAATGTCTTCCTGTAGGAGCGCGGCAGCAGCGTTTTGCTCCAGCAAGATTTCACCGTCATCCTGTAACAGAAGCCTGTCGGACGGTGTGGTTTTGGCAAGCAGGCGGATAGGGCCGGTCGTTACAAAGTCGGCGCTAATTTCAACGGCGTTTTCTGGTGAAAAGTTGACGCCCGCCTGCGTAATAATGCCGTCGATTTCGTACCAAAGTTCGTCGTCATAGGTGGTTTTAGTGCCGCTTTCGCTGCCGACCTTCAAATAAAACTTGGCACTGAACTTACTGCCGACTTCGGTGCGAACGGCAAGCTGCAGCAGATAATGCGGTGATTCACCAGCAGATTGTTTGGCGTAGGACGGGAGGTATTCCCAAAATGCACGGAAATTGCCGCTGCCGCTGATCAGGCTGGAATACTGCGAACGAAACTGGTCGCCAAGCGCAGTAATGTCCACGGCCTCACGGGTTGTGTTCAGCTCGAAGTACGAGCACTGCGTAAGGATGCGTGGGACAAGGTTGGTGATTCGGACAGCGATGGGAATGTCGCTAGCGATGGAAGTTAGGACAATCGCCTGAGACTGCAGTCCCTCAATGGCTTTGTCGAATGTGTTGTAAAGGCGGATGCCGCCAAGTTCGTCAACGTTGATGTACCAGTGGCCGGCATTTTGAACGGCATTAACGACCCAGCCGCTGGCATCTACAAACGCAAGGTTGGCGCCGTTGGTGCTACGGATTTCAATTTGATCGCCGCTGTTCAGGAAGCCGGAATCAAAATCAAAACTGAATCTGCGGCGGCTGGTATTAACGTCGCCCGGATTGATGACAGACAGTTTTTCGGCAAGCTCAGAGCTACGCCGTAGTTCGACAAGACCGTAGCTTCCGAGGTAGACGCTCATTACAAGGTCGCGGTGGTCAAGGCGCCAGTGCCTTGGAAGTTAATCTGGGCAGTAACAAGTTCGCCAACGGATGCGCCAATGCTCACGCTGGTTATGTAAGCCGTGATGGTTACGTCGTTGTTGCCTGTGTCGCCAGCTAAACGGAGCGTCAAACTTACGGTGTCGGTGCTGCTGACGCCAGAAGTTTTGACCAGTTTGCGGAGAAGTGTGCTGGCGTCGTTGGTGTTATCTGTATCGATGTAATACAGCAGACTGGCCGAGCCACTGAAGCTTTGGACGCCAGGAACGTAACTGCGTTGGGCGTCGCCCAGTGTGGTGGTCTCCAGCGTTTCAAGGTCGGCCTGAAGTGACCAGTTAGTCACCTTGACCAAGGTGTCGGAGCCCAGTAACAGGCGTCCGTCGCGTCCGGTAAAAATCTGGGCCATAGTTCCAGTTTAGAGAACACCGATCAGCTTGACTCGGACGCTGCTAACGCCCGGACGAACTGCTGTGATTTGCGGGGGCTCGGCATAACGCCACGCATTGGCGCCGGTTACGTCGAGTGTGCTGCTGGTGCCGCTCCAGCCAGAACGGACAGCGGATGGCACTGAAAAGGTCTGGTACGTGCCTTGTACTTCGTCAAAATGGGTGACGAACAGGCCGGCGTTGCTGTCGGTGATGTTTTCGTAGTTGAGTTCCAGCGACATGTTGGTGCGCTGGCTGCCGTACAGGATGCGGGTTTCGGCGCCGGATTGGGCACGGAATGACTTGATCGGATAGTCACCCGGATCAAAACTGCGCCCAGTGGGTTGGAGTGTGGGGAAGGCCATCAGGAATCAACCAAGAAACGGGCGGAGTTGGTGACATCCTGTGCAATCACGCTGATTAGGCGGTCATCACACGGGAACTCAGTTGCGTTGATTTGCACCACGCCATCTGCATCCAGCGTAAGTTGTTCCACCTGATAAACGTTCTGGGAAATGGTGGAATTGACCACCGTGAAAACGCTGTTGTACAGCTCGGACTCCTGCACCACGCCGCCGCTGACATTCATCAGAGCTTCGGTCACATCCTCCGATCCTGATTTGTAGTACAAGATGGGGTATTGGCCGTCGGTGAAAGTGGTGGCGCTAGTGATGATGCCGCTTCCGCTGATGCTGCCGTTTTGGGCGGAGCTGTAAGGGTTGGCCTCGGTGACGACGCGGATGTAGTCGCCGGGTGCCAAATCAATGCCGTAAGGCGAAGTCTTGAATTGGATGGAGTGGGTAACTTGACGGCGGATTGACAGGAAGAACCGTGCCACCAACTCGGCATGGGCGCGGCTGGTGCAGTATTGCGTCATGTCAAAAGACTCCAGCGGATATTCGGTGCTGTCGCCTTCGTTCCAGCGGACAACGATGTTGCGCTCTTGGGGCAGTTGGTTTTCGCGTTCTTCACGGAAACGGACAACGGCTTGGAAGTCTTTGCGTTCCTCGGCGGAGATGTAATTCAGCTCAAAACTGTCTTCAAAAATGTTGCCGGCGGTGAACAGTTGTTTGATCATGACCGGATCGGTGCTGATGTCGCCCCCAACGGTTGTAGGCAGTGCTGGCACCAAGCTGAATTTGCCGTCGGAAATGGCGAAATTGCACAGCATGAACGGGGCTGTGTCGGCAATGAATTGGCGAATGTTTACGGTGCTGGCAATCGCGCCATCGAAGAAAAGTTTGTTGGACTTAAGGAATTTGGCCGTGGTAATGAAGTCGCCGGTATTGATGAGGGGCGCACTGTTGACGCTCATGTTCAAAAGGTCGCCAGCACCTGCTACGCGGTCGGTGAGCATGTAATAAACCAAATCGCAGAAGAGGTTGCTTGGCTTGACTTCCGAGGCTTCGTCGGGGTGGAAGCGTTTGACGGGGATGCCGTTTTTCAGCCAGAAACGAACTTGATCCAGTGCTGTGAAATTGCGTGATGCCTTGAGTGCAAGGCCGGCAATCGTCATGCTGGTGTATTCAGGCTTTGTTGGATTGCTGGTGATCTCGTTGACGTAAACAACGGTGTGTTCAGGATTGTTGGCATTGGATTTTTCGACGAGGTTGCCGTACAGGCTGATGTCGGCGTACTGGCTCTGGAACTCGAATGTACGGCCGGGATACGTGTAGTTCTGGGTGATGGTGACGCCACGGGCTTCGACAATGAACTTGGCGCCTACTTGCGTCCCAGGGGTGCGGAAGGGGTTGGCGGCACTAACGGTGACGAGGTAGTCGAACGTGTCGCCGACTTGCCAGTTGTTGCTGACGTAGGTTGGATTATCGGAAATGGCAATGGTGGGTGCTTGCCACAGATTTTTGGCGCCGCTCCAGTGGTTGGGGTCGTAGTAAACAGTGCTGCTGAAAATCAGACGGATATTTTTGCCATCGTCCGTGATGTCGACGGTGGCCGAGCGGTTGGTGCCCACGTTGTAGTTGCGGGCGGGTCCGAACAGTTCTTCGTAAAAACCTTGGCTGCGGCCTTGGACAAAATCGCTGGTGATAACACCGCTAACGCGCCGGCGCTGGCCGATGTTTGTAATCGCAGGACTGGAACGCGGCTGGCGGAATGGATTGTTATTGTCAACCGAAAAGGTAATTATGTACTCGCCAAGGGTGTCCCAGTTGCTGGAACTTTCGATAATGTTTTCTTCAGCAATCGTCCATACAAAGGACTGAGTAGAAAAATGATCTGTAAGTGCAGTTTTGACAAGCCTGTAACGGACTTTGTACCAGCGGTTATTGCTAACGGTGTGTTGGTACTCCGTAATAACAGAAGTTCCGTCGTTGCCGGGGAAGTTGTCGGCAGATCCAACACCTGTACGTTTAGTCAATTCCCACGTAAAGGTGCCGTTACGGCCTTCGGTGTACTCAAATACGGGGTCGGTATACCAAGAAACAAACTCGGATGAAGAGATGCGGGTTTGCGTGCCTTCCTGATCGGGCAACAGAGTTGTGATGCCGACGCTGGTGGGGCGGTCGTTTGTTGTGGTGCGGTCCAGATAGGACGGCAGGCTTCTGAATTCGGAGTTTTGCTGTACGTCAAGTTTGGTAACAAGCTGGCCGACAGAGCTGACTTTGAAAGTGCCGTAAATGGTTTGGTAGCTCGCGCTGAGGACTTGGCGTTCGGCGTTGTTATCGAGTGAACCGCCGTGCATGAGCTGCCAGAACTCAGCGGAATCCGGCGTGTTGCGTCCCAAGTCGGCGCCGTTTTTAGGAATGAACTGATACTCGTATTGCTTTTGGTCGGGGTGCTCCAAGCGGATGTAGTTGTACTGCTCAATCGGTTGATTTCCGACGATGCAGAATTGTTCGCCCAGTGGCTGCCAGTCGTATTCATTGCCCGAGGCATCTACACCGGCGGGGCGCAGAAAGATTGTGAAGACCGAAGCCCGTTTGATGTATGAGCTGTTGGTACCGGAGGCAACCTGAACGCGGCGTTGATCTAGGTTTTCAAGTTGTGCGGGGCTTGGGATGTTCTGGAAGTTGCAGATGCCGTTCAGGCGCTGGAAGACGTTACTGCGGATGCCGATTTCGGTGACTTCACATGGACGGGTGTTACGCACGGTGGCTTTTGCCACTTTCAGCAGCGGGTAGAAGGCTGCTCCAGCGTTGTATTTGTCGGGGGTGTTGTTGTCGTTGATGTAGTTCTGGCGCAACATGTAGTTGGACACCAGACCAATCTTGTTGACGGCTGGTGAGTTGATGTCAATGCACTTGAGTTGGATAACTTGGTCGGCGTTGTCTTCGGCTCGCCACATTGCGCGGCTGCGGCTAATCACTTGCCACGTTGTCCGGCCAATCATGAACAGCTCGCCTATTTGCAGCGCATCATCTGCCGCAATACGCTCTTCGGTAGTGGCGTCGTTGATGTCTTGAACGCTGACTTCGCGGTCGGTGCCTTTGTAAAAGTTTTCTGGAATTTGATTGCGGGCGATCGTAAACGTTGCAACATCTCCAACGCTTACAAAACGCTCTTCGATACCAGTGCTGTCAGACACGCCAACGCCGTTCAGCGCGGTAATACCCATGCGGCGACTGTAGTTTCGGCCAGTACCGTCCATGCCAGTACGCAGCATGGTGGCAAAAACATCGAAACCGCTGGCTAGTTGGTTGTTGGTAAGCGTTGCTTGACCGGCAATTTTGATGCGCTCGAAACTTAAATTGAGTCCCGGATCTTCTTCTACCCCAATGTTGCGGGGCATGGAAATAACGCGCCAGTTGACGCGGTAATGGCTGCCGTTTGCAATCGGTGAGTAGCAGCCAAATTCGGCGTTGTTGCTCAGGCTGTGGGCTGCGCTAAAGCCGGTGTCGTTTTCTGAAATTGCCGTAGGGCAGCTAAAAATGTCGTCGTAGATTTCTGGATCTCCGGCTGCCAGCGTGCCACGGGTGCCATAAACAAGGTTTTCAGCCTTGATCCGTGGTTTTACAAGCGTGGTATTCCGTTTCCAGTAGAAGGCAAAGGTTTCGTCGTAAATAGCGTCGAGTGCGCCGTTGCCGAGAAAAATGCCTTGTAGTGCTGGCGGAGGGTCAATTCCATCGGGCGGGATACCTTCTGCAACACCTTGCTCGCCTACAACAAACAGCAGCTTGACACCTTGCTGGCGCCCGTAGCTGAACATGCGGGACCACACCAGCTTGGGGGTCACAAGGATGCCGCCGGTTGTTCCAGTCCAACGGCCAAAAATGACGGGGATTGGATCGCCGTAGGTAGCTAATTCAGCCTGGCTATCGAAACCAAAGGTAGGTGTAAAGCGTTGGCCGCCTAAAATACTATCTAGGTTAATTTGTGATGTACTCTGTTGCTGACTTTTTAGGGCACTAGGTTTAGGAAGTAAAAAATATGTGACTGCTGATGTAATAGCTCCTACAGCAAGACTTACAAGAATAGATACTAAAACAGCTTCGTTTGTTACATCGGGTACTACATCGTACGCTGCTGGGCGAACTCGGCTTCTTTTCCAGGCCTCATGCACAAAAAAGCGGTATTCGTTTTCGCTTAAACCCGTAAGTTCTAGCAGGTGCCTTTCGTACGGAAGCAAACGGGGTTGATAAAGACGTGCGGCGGCGCCCAGGCGACTGTCTCCAAATAACGGTTGATGTACAGGATCCCGGTCTGCCATGTCACCGCAAATGCCCAATTACTCTCGCGGAGTAACAAGATGTCCCCATCGTACTCGGGTCGTGGGATACGGCGACCCCAGCCAAGCAAATCCCGCACCACTGCACGTTTTGAGGCCGTATACCAGTCTGGATTGAACGGTGGCGTGGCAATGTCCAGCCGCTCCAGCACTGTGTAGACCAAGTGGATGCAGTCGATTTCGTCGCCGCTGCCATCTGCGCCAAGGTGGTATGGGCGCCCGATAAGGTCACTGCAGTCGGACGCCACTGGTTGTGGGGATATTGCCAATAAGACGTTGGCTCAGGCGGCGCATCGGGAACTCGGCGCCAACCGCGTCCAATACCGTGTTCAGGTTAATCACCAGTTCGGCTTCCTTCCATGAGCCGCTGGCCACAAGGCCGTAATACTGGTGGAGCTGGCTAAAGCTGGTGCGGTCGTCGGGGTCCAGCAGCATCACACGGACATGTGCCAGCCAACGGTTGTTGAGGGCCTCTACGGCCCAGTTGCGGCTAAGGCTGTTGTTTGGCAGCAACAGGCTGGCGTCGGTGTTGTCGCCGGTGCGGTTGATCGTGACGCCAGAGAAGCCGAACGGCAAGAAGCCGTACTCGTCGCCGGAATAGGTGATTGTTTCGCTGATAAAAAAGTTCTGGAAGCGTTGGCGGACGTTGCCGTTGTCGCTGAACGTGATGAAGTTGCCGATTGCGAGTTCCATTACATTCCGAGGCGTTTGCGGGTGCTGGTGGAGCTTTGCAGGCGGCGGAGGGTGCGTTGTTCGCCTTGCGCGGCGCCTTGGGCAGCAGCTTGTTGCATACCGCGCTGGAATTGGTCAGCCGTAACGTAGTCCACGCTATTGATGCGTTCCACCGTATAGCGCACGTCGATTGCTCCAGTGGGTGCGGATGCGGTGGCCATGCCGTCGCCGCCGTCCGACCCAGCGGGAATGACGGCTGAGCCGCGGGCGCCAGATGCATAGCGGTTCATGGCCGAGCGCATCTTGCTGGCGGGAATGATGTACTCGGGTTCTCCACCTTCGCCGATTAGACCCATTGTTGGGCGAGTAACGATACCCCCGTCAGCAAAAGCGCGGAAACCGCCGGTCCAGTAAGCACCCTCCGCCGCAACCGGCATAGGAGATGTAATAGATCCGGGTAAATCATTTGCACCAGCTGAACTTGCCGTTCCAGGACTGGAACCGCTAATCATGCCTAATACTGTTTCTAATATCCAAATTTCAATGAGTTTGGCAATCATCTGGGAAGCCATGTCCATAAAGTGGTCGCCTACCCCTTTAAAGAACGCGGCAAGAGCTTCTTGACCTGTCATTGCACCAGACACGAGTCCGCGGAAGGCATCGCGGAAAGAATCGCCTATAGCTTTAGCTCCAGCGATCACCTGGTTAATTGGGTCAGTAAGTGTAGTTAGTTCACCTCTAGCTGCCGCAACAGCATCCTGTAAGCGTTCGGCATCTGTTTTACCCTCACCTGGTCCTTGTGTTGCCCTGTCTCTTATAGCATTTTGTTGATCTTTATAAATTTTTAACTGTTTTTCAAGCTCAACTGTGCTTGCTCCACGGGCTTTAGCTTCTATGAGTGCCAGTTCGGTTATTTTTATTTGTCCATCTACAGCTAATAGTTGTTCAGTTACGAGCTTTTCAAAGTTTGCAATGCGTTCTGCTTCCGCAGGAAGCATACCTTCTCGTATAAGACGTAAGTATGTTTGTCCGTATTGTGTTTGGATCTTTTGCTGTAAAGTTAAATCGGTAAATGGCTTAACAGCATTTCTTACGGCTTCCTGAGCACGCAGTTCTTGTTCAAAACGTCTTTGTGTTATTTCCCTCAATTTATCTTCTGATGCCTGACGCGCAAAACCAACGCGGGCAGCAGCTGTTTTATTTATTAAGTCTTTCTCGCTTTGGTAATTCGCTTGTTCTAAGGCTTTAACTCGATCTCTTTCAATATCAGATAATGTTTTTGTAAGTTCTACTTCAGCGGCAAGAATATCTCTACCTTCAAATAAAAGATCTCTTATAAGATTTTCGGCATTTCCAATTTCAAGTAGTGCGGTATAGTCCGCTTTAAGCTGGGCAGCACGACTTTCAGGCGCGTTACCGCTATATCCAGCGCCTAAGCGTGTCTGGGTACTAAGAGCCCCGGTCTCTTCGCGCAAAGCATCTCGTATCGCTTTTAACTCGGCACGAAGGCGTTTTTCTGTATCAGCACCTCGTCCAGCAGCAATCTGCTCAGGCGTGCGGCCAATAATTTTACTAAATACTTTTTCAATTCGATCCAAAAAAGGTAGTTTTATTAAACTACCTTCTTGCATTTTTGATATAAATCGTGTGGCTAAAGTTAATGCATACGCAACACCTGATACAATGTTTTCCCACGCGCTCAATAATCTATCGGTAAAACGAACCTGACTTGCTTGAGCTACAGATATTTGAATACTTCTATCAGAAACGACTTTAAGCAGCGCAGCTTGCGTTTCAGTCGCTCCAACGGTGCTTAGTTGGAGGGCAAGTTGTTGAGCCGCATCATTACCTATAACTTTTCTAAGTGCATATATAGATTCCAAGGCATCTTTTTCACTTACACCCGCCTTAGCTATCTGCTCAAACGTTTGTGCTCCCCCGACTGGTCCAAAAGCGCGTGCTAAAGCTTCACGAGTATTGCCCTGCCCAAACTGAGCAAACGCTTCAACAAGTTTTACTGTTTCTTCTGTTGTTAGCTGAAGATCTTTAGCTAGTTGTTTTATGTCTTCCCCCGTTGTTATAGTTTTAGCACTTGTTGTATCTAATGAAGCATTAAGTCCTGCAATACTTGTATTAAACTTTTCAGATTGTGTAATTACATCTCCTAAAGCTGTACCAAGAATTGATAGAGCAAATCCGAAACCTCCGCCTAAGAGTCCGCCAGCCAGGCCACCCAATGCACCTCCAGCGGCGGCGGCTGGTCCTTGACCAAAAAGTAAAGGGAAACCGCCACCAATAATTGCACTGCTGATCGCACCGCCGGCGCGCCCTTTCATACTTGAAGCAGCGCGATTATTTGTTTCTGCAGTAATTTTCTGTTCTAACTGAAGTTCTTTTTGTTTCGCTTGTAAACGTCTTTCTATAACACTAGAAATATAATTTTCGGCCATACCACGATCCCGTACTGCTTTTATAGCGGCCTGCGTTTCTTCTCTTCTGGCTGCCTTTACTTTGTTTTCTACAGCTGTAGCCGCCGCAACAGCACTGGCACTCGTTACTCCTGCACCTCCCGGACCCATAGGAGTAGCAGATGCTGCGCCAGCAATAGTGCGCCTTACAACTACATTTTTATTATTTAATTGATCAATAGTTTTTGATACTTGGGTTAATTTACTTTGCAGTTCGTCTAGGTATCGAGTACCTTTTACGCCTATTTCAATGTCGGCTCTGTAGGCCACGGCGCTGCGTCACACTCTGGTACTTCAGTTTACGCCGTAAAAAGCCGCCGGGGTTAGCGGCGGCGTTTGGCCTTGTCGATTTCCTTTTGCTGGTCCTCGTTCAAGATCTGAAAGTAGGCGCTCCAGCCAAGGAGTTCTTCGGCAGTCATTGTGGTGCGGACCTCATGGAGGGTTAGGCCCAACTCTTTGGCGACGCCGAACTGGAGCATGAGCCAGTTGTCCTGGCGAAGCTCCTTGGCTAGTTCTTGGGGTCGATGGGCTCGGCGTCGTCCGTCAGGATTGCCAGCATCAATGCTTGGAGGTCCTTGTCCTTGACTTCGTTTTTGAGGACGTCAACTTCGCCGGGGCTGAAGAGCTTGGCTCCAGATTCGTCGAGGGCCTTGGTGATCAGCAGTTGGAGGGCGAAGGCGTTGGCGTCGTCGGATTTGGCTTGCTTTTGGGCACGCTCGCGCTCGGCCATTGTCAGCGGAGTCACCCACATCTCAAATACGCTGCCGTCAGACAGATCGACGGTCTTTTTGACGGGCTCCAGGTTGGCGGCCTTGCGGAGGCGGTCAATGGCGCGGACGGGAACTGGCATACCAGGAATTGGGGTATGGCACTACTGTAGCGGATTAGAAATAAAAAACCCCGGCGGTGAGGCCGGGGTCACGGTTTCGTCCGCTCGACAGACTATCAGGACTTGCTGAAGTCGAAGGTGGGGCTACCAGCGGGACGGAAGTTGACGGTCACCGATTGGGCGTCGTCCGGGTTGATGTTCAGGCTGGCCGAGGTCAGCACGGCGTCGAAGCTGATCGAGCGGCTGAGGGTCTCGCTCAGGCTGCCACCGCTGTACACACGGTCGGTGTACAGCTTGAAGGCGGCGCCGTTTTGCTGGCGCTGCAGCACATCTTCCACCATGCGGTTGGAGAGGGCGGCGTCTTCGTTGGTCATGTAGACGGTGGCGGTGCCGGAGCCGTCGCCGAAGCCGCTGATGTAGCTGCGGAAAGGCACGTACTGGCCGGGGGTTTGACCGATCGTGGTGACGTCGATCTCGGCGCGGCTGATCTCGAAGCTCCAGTCGCGGACTTGGCCCACGACGGCGAAGTCGGCGTAATAGACCTCGAATTCGTTAGGAGCAGCGACGGTGCCGTCGTCGGTGATGGCCAGGATGGTGCCACCGGCGCTGGTGGAGACGGTCAGCGCACCAGTGGCAGCGGTGTAGCTGAGAACGTAGTAGGTGGTGGCGTCAGAGATGGGGGCAGGCAGCGTGCCGGTGCCGGAACCGCCGGTCTGGCTGTTCACAACGCGGAATTTCACGGGATCGCCGACCTTGAAGTTCAGGTAGGTTTCTACCGTGATGACGTCGGTGCCAGTGTTGACGCCAGCTTCACCGAACGTTCCGGTGGTGCCAGCGGGCTTGTAGTAGAGAGCGCCGGACGTGCCGGACAGAACGGTGGTGGCCATAGGGGCGTACCAAAAAGTGGGGTTTCTGGGCGGGCACTGCCCGGCTTATTACAGGTTAGCGCCTGTAATAAACATTACCTAGGACAACACAGTTGCCACGTAGGAGGTGTCGATGCGCCCCACAAAATGGGGGGCATCTTCGGTAGCGGAAAATGTCGGGCCGTTGATCTCCCCAACGCGGAAAAACACGCCGCTGGTTGTTTTAGCGGTGTCGTTCAGAGTTTCTAAGGCGCTGACGGCAGTGGTTAGCAAAGTCTGGTTGCGGGCGGGACCGCGACCTTTTTCGGTGAAAATGCGAATGATTATCGCTCCACGGGCGTTGTCGACGCTGGAGGTCAGCGTGGGTTCGTTGGTAATGCCGAAGGTGACGTTGACGCGGACGTACTCGGTGGTCGTGTTGGGTGGGACGGCGGTGATATTGTCGAAATAGACCGGCACCGCTGGCACAAGAGCGCCAAACGCTGTTAGCAGCGGGTTTTCGACGGCGGCGCGGATGGCTTGGTAGTTCATAACTTCACATTACGGAGGGACTGGTCCATGTACAAGCTGATGGTCTTGTCGATTGCTCCGCCGCGCAAATAGGTGGTGTACCAGTCCAGTGGGGCGGTGCGTCTGTTGGGGCCGGTGGGATTTACAGCTAGATCGCCGCGCAGGCCGCTAACTCGTTGGCCTCTTTCTGCTTTTTTGATGGGCTCGTATCCCGGATAGCGGTAGTTGCTTTCAACCAAATCGAGAGCCACATCTGCATGGGGAGCTTTGTTAGCTATGTAGTATTTAATTTCCGGCTTGAACTTAAATTCGTCTACGGTAAGGATTGGGGCTTTTAGTCTTTGGGCTTCGCCGGATGCACCAGTGCCCGTAGATACTTTGCTGGCGCTAGCAATTTCCCAAGAATTTGAAAATTGACCCGACCAAGCAGGACCTTGTTCCTGAAGTTGAAGAACGATGTTCTCGGCACTGCGGGCTACGCCGACAATAAAAGGCGCCAGGAAGCCTGCTTCTATGTTTTTTGCAAGGCGCATGAAGTCGTTGCGGCGGCGTGCCATTATTGGGGCCTCGCTATAACGATGTGCAGGACTGGGGCGTCGCCGCGGTAAGTGTTGACGTTGAGGATTTTGGCCTCGCGGGTGACGCCGGCTTGGGTGTACTGGATGCGGTCGGCCTCGGTGGGGTAGTACGTCCCAAGCTCGCTGCTGCCGAAGATGAATTTGACGTCGGTTGCTTGGTACAGACCTTCGGATTCGCGGGGTGTGACGCGGGTGATGACGGCTTTGACCGTGACGGTGGTGTCGGCGCCAGTGACGTTGCCGGTGGTGGGGTCGTAGGTACGCGGGGTGGTGGTTTTGATGTACGTGATGTTTTGGCCCCAGTCCGAGTCCGCTAGGACTGAGGTGGGAATTGGGGCGAAGGTATCGTCGATTAGGCCCATGTCATCCTCGGAAGAGGCGGACGGCGTAGTTAGCGGCGCCGCCCATGCAGTAGGGGCCTAGGTAGGTCTGGAGCCAGGGGTAGACGTCGAAGACGTTGTTGATGACGCCGCTGGTTTGGCTGGATTTGTTGTATTTGACCTTTAGTTCGCCCAGTTCCACTTGGTCGTAGATGCCGGTGGTGCCGGTGCTGCCGGTGATGGCGTCGGTGTCGTTGGCGAAGGCGCGTGCCAGCTCGTAGGTGGCGGTTTTGATGCCGTCGGGGATTAGGGTGCAGGCGAGGTCGATGCCGTCAACCGTGTAGTTTTCGCGGGGCCACTTGAGGGCTTGGGTGTCGGTGCAGCGGTCGCCGTAAAAGCTGAGCGCGTCAATCCAGCGGGTGGCGGAAATGAGGGCGCGGTTTTTCTGGTCGGTGGTCTTGCTGGTCCAGGTGCTGGAGTCGGGCACCGTTTCGAAGTAGGAGTCGGCGGCGGCCAGCGTCACGTAGCTGTTGGCCGAGGCCCCACCCACTGTGGCGTCAATCGTGGCGGGCACGGCTCAATACAGTCTTTTCTTGAGTTTAGCTCCAGAAGTAGATCTTCTTGTTTTTGCTGGTGGATTGAGGATTACGGCGTGGTAAACCTTGCCACCGGTCATTTCAATGTCGGCTTGGGCTTCGGTGTGTTCGCCGTAGGGGACGTCAATCATCCGGCGGCAGTTATCCTGTAGTACGAAAAGACGGACTTGTTTCATGACTCCGCGTAGATCAGCCGCCGTGGACTCCAGCGTAGAGACGCCGGAAGTGCAGAAGGTGGATGCCAAGCAGCCTCGGGTGTGGGCTGATGTGGCCAAACAGATCCAGGTGATGCGGGGTGAAGGGGCCTCGGTGCCTGAGATTTGTGAAAAGCTGGAGGTTTCTTATGTGCTGGTGAACCAGCTGATTTTGCAGTCGTACAAGATGGCGATTGCAACGGATCAGGTTTTTGAGAGGCAGGAGAAAATGCGGTTGGGGATTGAAGGATAAGAAAAAAGGGGCTCCGAAGAGCCCCTTTCCTTTTGGTCCGTTGTCTATCAGTAGACGGTGGAGTCGAAGGGGGTGTTGACCAGCAGACGGGCCACGGGCACCATTTTGGTGGTGCTGTAGACCAGGTTCCAGCTGGCGGTGGCGGCCAGGTTGCCAGAGCTGGAGGCGTTGGTGGGGTTGTCGCCGTTGGCGGCCCACTTGGTGCCGGTCACGTGGTAACCGTAGTGGTAATCCACAGCGATCACGTCCTGCATGGACAGGATGTTGCGATCGGCAGCCAGGCGCAGGTCCTGTTGGATGCCCTCGGAGATCACACCAGACTTGAACAGGTACACCGGGTACTTCACCAGGTGGGTGGCGGTGCCACCGGTCAGGTAGGTCAGCTGGTCGTCGATCACAACCTTCAGGCCAGCAAAAGTGGCCACTTCGGGTTGGGTCACGCCCACGCCGCCACCGCCCCAGGTCACGGCACCAGCTGCGGCCAGAGCGGAAGTGCTGAAGGTCAGCATCCCGACTTGCTGCAGGTAGTAGGCCACGGCGGAGTGCATGGCGATGGAGTCAAGCTCCTCGCCGCGCTCACCCAGCTTGTTCTTGGTCTTGATGACGTTGGCGACCGAGATGTAGTTCGCCTCGGTGGCGGTGGTGGTGCCGGTGGCGTCCACCTGGTTGGGGCCGAGCACGCCAGCAGCAGAGATGCCACCGAACAGACCCAGCAGTTGGGCCTTGAGGGTGGAGGTCTTCAGCTTGTTGATGGCGGCGGTCAGCTGGTTGCGGACGTGAGCCAGTGGATCTGCACCGGAGCCGAGTTGCGAGAGGTCGTCGGCGGCGTAGGCGAAACCACGATGCAGAATCGTCATGATCTGCTCGTCGGCGGTCGACTTCTGAGGGGTCAGATAGCCGGCGCCAGAGGTGCCCCAAGCGGCCGAGGAGAGGATTTGCTCTTCGGTGGGGTTGATGGGGTCGAAGAAGGGCACGCGCACGCGGGTGCCGCCGCTGCGGGCGTCAAGAGCAGCGTTGCGCTGCACGATGCCGCTTTGGATCCACTTCGATTGCTCGAAGATGCCCTCGCTGGTGTAAGCGAGGAATTCGGGACGTGCGACGAGATCCGACAGGAATGTACCGCCGGAATAGTTTTCGAGAGAAGCAGCCATTGTGGGCTCCTAGAAGAGGTTTGCGGAGTGCGCCCCACAGGGGCTAGTTGGCGCCTGCCTCGGCTTTCAGCAACCTGGCTTTGTCGGGATCTTTTGCCAGCATCATCATCTGTTGGGTGATGTTCCAGCTGTCCTTAGACCATGGGTTGGATTGGCCGGGAAGGGCGGTGGCGCGGGCACTACCCGTGACACCCATACCAGCGCGGTTCGTGGCGGCAAAATGATGCTCGTAACCGCTGCCTGGATTTTTGAGGTTGGCGATGTACTCGCCAATCGGAACTTCCACGCCGCCGACATAAGCCACAGGCTGTCCTTCTTTGGCGCGTAAGTTCTCCTGCACCAAACGATACAGCTGATCGGGTGCAAGCGCACCAGCAGAAGAGAGTTGGG